GCTACGCCAACTGCAGGGGAAACTGGCTTTACTGGAAATGCTCCTAGAGTTGAAGAATAATCACGGAAGAATAACAAAGAATGGCTGAACTTTTTGAATTTGGATTAGATTTTGGTTTAAGTTATTTTGAACCTATACCTGAAAAAAAATCTGTTACACAAGAAGAATATCAAAAAGGTAAAATTGATTATTACGATCAAACGTTAGGTGCTTTAGGTGGTGATTTCAAAATACCTACAAGAACTGATGACGATGATGATAGAGACAGAAAAGATGTTAACATAAATGTAGTTGGGGATCGAGGTGATAGTGGAGAGAGTTCTTCTTTACCATCTTTAGAGCTTACAAATCCATCAGCAAACTTGTATGATGTGGATATAAAAACATACGGTGATGCTTTAAATGAAAAAGGGTTTGGTGATAAAACACCTTTTAACGTATTTGGCACAGACATATATTTAGGGGGTGTACCTAAAACAAAAGAAGAAGCAAAAAAAGGTCTTGAAAGACTTATATCAAAAGACTCAGCCATACGTCAAGCAGGTAAATTAGCAGGAAGATTTGTAGGAGCAGATCCATTAGTTACAAATACAGCTTTAGCTTTTGCTACAGGCAGAACTGTAAACGATCCATTCGGCAATCCAAGTTTTAGACCCAGTAATCTTGCGTTAGGTGGGATTCACGATATAAACATGTCTATACAATATGATAACGTTGCACAAATGAAAGCTGCATTAAACACAACTGGCCCTAAAGGTTTTGCAACATACATAAACGGACAACTTGTAACACGACCACCAAAAGGATTTAACTATACAGGAACGTATGATGTTCCTCGTGAGATGATGCAAAGAATAGATGCCATAAGTAAAGGTATAGTTCCATCAACTTTTGACTATCGAACAGAATCAGGCGATAGTGGTGTAAAAGATGGAGTGGGTGGTATGTATGATGAAAGGGGAGGATATCACGATAGAAACGGAAGTTACGCTTTTGGATCTAGAAAAGCATCACAAAGTTTGGCAGATAAGTATGGCATGAGTGTAACTAAAGTTGAAGATATACTATCAAAAGTTCGTTCAGATAAAACAAAAACTTTAAGTCAAGAATTAAAAAACCAAATAGTTGAAGATT